CGGACAACGCCAGTGCCAAAGTTGTGGTGGCCGACAAGCAGCTCACCCTTGAAACTGGTACACATTGCCTGAGTATTCGCCATGATTTAACCCTCAAATTGGTTGACTGATGCCTTCGGCAAAGATGCCGCGCTTAAGCACCATGTGGACTGATCGATGGACCAACTCACCCTCATGCCAATACTCCACCCAGCTCGTTGTCTCGGTATCGGTATCAATGGACCCCTCACGCTTTTCCAGCAGTGACTCGTCCATCTCGCCCTTGGTTGTCGTTACCATTCAATCACCCAAATGTTTTTGCCCTGGTCAGCAATGCACCGCCACTGGTTGAACCTCGATCATCTGCAATCTGCAACTGATCAAGCCCCGCCTGATACAGCGCTGACCACACCGTGATTCTCGCATCATCTTGCAGGTAAGGCGCAGCCTGGAGCAATGCACCGTACAGGTAAACGTCAGGCGCTTGAGCCAGCAACCAGTTGGTTGTCACGGTCGATGACAACTTTGACAATTTGGCATAGTAGGCCAGCTCGGCAGTGTATGCAGCGTCAGGGATCGGAAGCACCCGGATCTGGCCTCCAACAATGCCAAAGAAGATGGGCACGCCACTGGATCGGTATTGGGTGCTCAGGTTGTCGAGTGAATCGACAGTCTCAAAAGTCAAAGGCGTGATGGGGTTTGTGCCGGTGAGCTTGATGGATTTCGTTTCCAGAAAATCATCAGGCACCGCGCTGTACTCGGTGGCAATCGATGCCGTGGATCTGACGATCATCTGCCGGGTGCGCAGTTGGCGCTCAATCTGAGCCTCAGCCAGCGCAATAAAGTCAGGGATGACGGTTGTCAGGTCGGTGCGGTTGAGCCAATCGCCAACTGATGTTTTCAGCTCGTTATATGTGGTGAGTGCCATCAGCTTGCCTCTTTTTCCATTTCCTCTTTGACGATCCAGGTGTGCTCATGCTTGAATTCAAACGTGCCAATGTGGCCGATCTCTTTACTCACGTCATGGTCAATATACACCTTGAACCCAAGCTCTTGCGCCTTCTTGCAAAAGAACACGTCTTCGCCCATGTAGCCTCGGGTGTCGTACTGCCAAGGCATATCGAACCAGGGTTCAGACATACCCTCAAAGACGTTGCGCTTGATCAGCATGACACCAGTGCCAACGCTGCCAACTTCTTCAAGACCAGTTGATTCTGGCATCGAATAGACGGGTTTGCGCTTGCCATTCTCGTCATAGTTCTGCGCGGTCGGACCTGTGGGCATCCTGCGCCTTGCGCAGTTGGCCGCAACCAGGTCAACGTCATGCTTGAGCAGCCGCTGGATCATGTCCTGGGGGAAGGTCATGTCAGAGTCGATGAACAAGATGTGCGTGCAACCCTCACGCAACGCATCCAGGCACAAGTCAGCACGCTGGTTCTGGATCAACGTGCCCTGCAACAGTTTCAGACTGATGGCATCAGTGGTGTTGAGCGTGTGATACGCCACCATGTTGACCATGCAGTAGGTGTAGTTGGTGTGGACCTGATCACGCGCTGGCGTGCAAACCGCGATGTAGTTCATACTTGGCCTGGCCTCACGCGAAAGAAACGATTATCAGCATCGTTAAGCCACTTCTTCATGTAAGCCTGGTCATCGAGCTTTCCTTCGGCCTTGAGCTTGTAATACAAAGCCTCTGGGATGCTGGCGACATGATGCCATTCACCTGTCCAGTTTGCCTTGTTGTCAATGGCTGCAAAGTCACGCTTGTTGGCCTCAATAACTGCCGTCACGTCCTGAGAGGTCTGGATCGTTGTCTCTTCGGTATCGGGGTTGAAGTGCCAGGTGCGAGTGATTGCCTTGTCGGGGCTTACATCAAGAATTCTTTTGTCCATGTAAGTGGGGCCAGGTTTCCCCGGCCCCTTCTCCTAGTTAACGATCAAGAGGTGATCAAGTCAGCGGCCAGGCCGTGGGCATTTTCAGCCAGCACTTTCAAGCCGTACTCAATCAACAACATGCGCTTCTCAGCGTCACCAGTCTTCGCCAACTCGACTTGCTGGTAAGGACGCAGCACAGTCATCTTGGCGTAGTCAGGATCGATCACCCATGCGTCACGCTCGCGCTGGAAACGGTTGGCGATCACTTGCACATTGCCGAAATCGCTGACGTAGATGTCAACGGCGCCGATCAACGTGGCAGGCTTCGCACCGCCATCGATGTTGAAACGTGAAGAGGCAATGCCAGAGAAACCAGACACGCGCTGCTTGTTGACAGGGCCGCACATCAGGATCTTGGGAGTGCCGCCAGCAGTCCACACCTTTTGGATGACGTTCTTCAAGATCGTCTCAGTGAAGGTGCGCACGTTACCGTCAGTGCGAGCACTGTTGGGCAGCGTGGTGTAGCTGGGGTCAACGCCGTTGGTCTGCTTGTCAGTGTTGGTCTTGACAAACGCGCCCAAGGATGCGGTCACGCGAGCAGTGGTGGTGTTGCCTGCAACAGCAATGCCGCCATTCAAGAAGATGAATTCTTGATCGCGCTTCAACTCAGAACCGCGCTTGGCGATCTGATATGCCAACTCAGAACGGCGACCGGCCTTGTTGACCACTTCTTCAGTGTTCGACAAGACGATGGTCTTGCGCGAAATCTGAGCGTAGTTGGTCAAACGCACGGTGGCAGTGACAGAGTCAAAGGTTCCAACGTCATCACCCTCGAGCTGCGCATTTGCTGCGGCATCTGCCAGGGTGTCGGTCTGCCACTCGAACAAGGTGTTGGAGATGGTTTCGCGGCCAATGTTGGATTGGAAAGGAGTCTCTTCGGGAGCGATGTTGGTGATCACATTGCTCAGGTCTTCGCGGATACCCTTTGCAGAGTAGGTCGTGAAGGTATTGCTTACGATGGTCATTGTGTTACCTCAAAAGTTGATAGATTGCGGAGGCCGCATCATCGACACGGCCAGTCTTTGCGAGACGCTGTTTGGCGCGAGTTGCTTCAGTTGTTTGGGATACCCGGCCTGCTGCACCTGGCTTGGCTGGCCGTGGACCGTTATTGGTCACGGGGGTGATTGCTTTACGCTTGGTCATCATCTGGTCGTACAGCGCTGCTTTACGCAACGCGACAACCGCCCTGTGATCCACAATGGCCTTCAGCTCCTCGGGTGTGAACCCAGTCTTTTGACCGAATTCGACCAGCAACTGCTTCTCTGCTTTCGCCTTTGCAGGATCTTTCCACTCGGGAATGATCTCGAGCAGCTTTGCGTGCTGCGCCTGTAAATGCGATTCAAAATGCTGCTGCTGCTCTTGCTGCGTGAGCTGGGCCACTCGCTGCTGTTCAAACTGAATAGCTTGGAGCTTTTCCTGTTTCTCACGCATCACCTCTTTTTGCCGGACCCATTCGATGGGGTCTTCTTGGTAAAGACGGTCCCAATCGATCTGTGTGTCGGCACCTTGGAGCTGGGCCTGTAACGCTCCCAACATCTGTGCGTATTGCGCACGCTCGGCACGCACTGCCTCAGTCTCAGCCTCGACCTGTTTCCTGATCTCGGCGATCTGCTGCGTTTTGCGTGTGTAGTCCTGGGTTCGTGAGTAACCTTTTTGGAGTTCGTCCAGCGTCACCTCGACCTCTTTGCCGTCAACTTTGACGGTGAAGACGGTTGGCTGTTCTTCTTCCTCGGATTCCTCATTTTCTTCGGACTGTTCCTCTTGCGTTTCCTCGTCAGCAGCGTCTGCATCCGCTGACAATTCTTCGCTCAAGGCCGCGCCATCATCCTCTTCGGACTCTGGCAACTGCGTCTCTTCGGGCGACTGTTCTCCATCAACTGGCAGTATTCCCTCGAGAGCGTTGGCCGCTTCGGCCAAATTCATTGGACCCGCAGGGGCGCTTGGTTGTGCTGCCTGCGTGCTCATACGGTAACTTTCTGGGCGCGTTCAATTGCTCGCTGCGCCAGTTTGCCGTTATCCACCATCTTGGTGACTTCGGTCTTAAACAACTCAATGGCCTTGATCATGGCGTAAGCCTGCTCGCGCTTGTCGGCCTCATCGGGCTTGCTGCCCTTGAAAACCCACAACTGCTCGTTTTCGAGCTTTTCCAGCGCAGCCGCAAAGACCTCGTCTTGCAGCAACTGCTCGGCCTTTCGGCCCTTACGCACCTGATCTTCGTTCATTGAACCATTCCACTATTAGGGTTGATGGGCGGCACCGGCGCCTGGGTCGGCTGCTGCATGGCCTGGGCCATGAGAGCTGATTGCTGGCGCAGTGCCTCTCTGTCCAAAGACTGCTGGGCATCAAGCTCGGCAGTACTTATCGCAGCCCCGTACTTTAACTCAAGTTCATATTTCTTGAGCATTAAGTCCTGTGCGAGTTGATCTCTTCGGTAATCATCGTCCCGAATCATCTGCTCGCGCTTGAGTTCAAGCTCGGCAGCCTTTTTCTGAATGTCGGCCTGGATGGACTCAGCCTGGACCTGGGCCAGCACCTGCTCAGGTGTTGGGCGCTCAGGTTTCTGCGGCGGCATGTAACCCTCTGGCACGTCCTTGAAGTACTGGCTGGCATCTTTGAACCCGGACAGTTCCACAATCTTGCGCAGCGTGCGCGAAAACTGGGTCATGGTCACAAAGGGGTTGTCGGCGCCCATGGTGCTCAGTGCTTGCTCTTGCTTTTGCAGGATCATCATCAGACCCTGCAAGCGCTCGTTCACGTCACCCTGGCCCAGGCCAATGTTGATCGACACGTCCATGGAGTTGTCCCAGGCGCGGGGGTCGATCTGCACCCACTCGTTGCGCAGGCGCACCATGCGGGGCTTGTCCTGGTGCGTGGTGATCAAGAACAAGATGCCCTTGAAGAGCTTTTTCATGCCCTCGGCCAAGATCCGCGAGGTCAGCTCAATGCGTCCCTGGCTTGCGCTGATGGTGGCGGCCACCGCGGCTTTGGTGCTCGACTGCAAGGCGTCTGCATTCAGACCCATTGCGGCCTTGCTCATGCCGGTGCGGTCTTCCTTGATCTGGTCAACATAGTCCAGCATCGGGAATGCGGCCTGGCCCACAAAGGGGGTGTTGAATGGCTGCACCATGCCAGGGGCACGCATCCTGATCACGGCGCCCGTCTCGTTGTTGAGCACGTCATCAATGTTGACTTGGCCTTCAACAATTGCGGTCCTGGGGTGAATCGACTGGGCCAAAGAGTCCAGCGTGTTGCGCAAGATCTCAGACTTGATCTCTTGCAAATCATGCGTGATGTCGAAAATCGACATGGACTCCAGGGGCGAGGTGTGGGGTTCTGGATCGCAGGGAAAGTCCACGAATGGGACATAGGACGCTGGCAGGTTGCGCACGATGTTGTAGCCCGAACCCATGCAACAGATCTTGCGCAGCTCAGGGATGCCGTCCCCGTCATAGTCAACCCGCGAGTACGCCTCAACGTACAGCACGCGCTGCATCATGGGGTTTGTCGTGTTGTTGTTGCCCGTGATGTTATTCAGTGGCTGACGCGCCAAAAATTCCTCGTTGGAGTCCAGGTCGTTGGATGTCAGGTTGTCGCGGATCTCATCCTCGTCATAGCCCATGCCGATCAGGTCGGCCACGGTCAGCATCTGGCGGTGCGCAATCAGGGCAGCATCCTCAAATGACCGCGCCCGGCGATCAATCACCAACTCCTCGGGCGGCACGGCCATGACCCGCACGCGCCCATCTTTCACAATGCGCTTGATCTGGACATCATGCAGCATGGGCACTTGCGGCGCTGGCTGGCCTGCGGCCATGGCCTGCGCGTTGACCTGGTCAATGATCTCCTGAGAGATGGCCGGGTCAGGGTAAGACACAACGATCTTCACCTCGGCATTTTCCTGGGACAAGATTTGCAGGGTCTGGTCATCTAGTCCTGAGTACTCCTCGATGCGGACCTTTTCCTCTTCTTCCCACCAGTACTTGGCAATGCCGCATTTACGCACTAGTGCGTCTTTGAAGATCGCATAAGTGGTCATGAAACCGTTGTTGTCCGAATTGAAGATCAGGTTTGCATAGTCAGTGGCCTGCTGCGCACCCATCTCATCTTCTGGGCCGCGAGGCATGTATTCGACCGTGTTCTCAGTGCTGAAAAACACGCGCATGAGGCTTGGCATCATGGCGCTGACAGTGTCTCGCACCTCCATGGCAACGACCTGGGAGCGTCCCTCTTCCTCGTTGCCAAAGGGGTCACCACGGTAGTACTCGGTCCCCTTGGCCCTGATGGGACTCAGGTCTGAGTCGATGTAGCTGACAGCGTCCTCGAGGTCAGAGGTGATGATGCCTTGCAGCTCACTGTCATCCATCGTCTCTGCGGCAGCGATGTCGGTGCTGATTTCTAGGTCGTTGATCATATTGGGACTTTCTTCAAAACCACATACATTGACTCAACTGCCCGTGGCGTGCGCAGCAATTGTTCTTGAGGCAATTCTAAGTCTGCGCTTGCACTTAATTTGTACTCAAGGCGCTCCATGTTGAACCGCGAACCAGTCCAACCAAGATACCAAGCCCAGGCGCAGTAGTAAACCCATGAGTTCTCGTTGAATGCACGCACATGCGTGGGGTCTTGCCAGGCACCCAGACTCAGGTCATAGGGTACTGAGATATGCATCTCGCCGCCCATCTCCAGCAAATCACGACAGTTGGTCATGGCCGCGACCAGATCAGGAATGTGCTCAAGCACGTCAATGGCAATGATCTTGGAAAACATGCCGCGCTCAATGCTCACCTTGTCGATGGGTGACCAGATCACCTCGCCATACGTCAATTTGGAAATATCAACAACCCAGTCAGCGCCAACATCTGACCTGATGTCAGCGTTGACGCACTCAGAACGCCGGTCCCGGCCACTACCCAGGTTGAGTATCAAACCACTGCTTTGCATATTCGGGACGGTTCTTTCTCAGCCAGGGCGTGGCCTGCTGGATCAGTTTGGCGCCATCAAGGCCAATTGTCTGGCTGCCAACGTGGTGGACATAGGACCGGGACAGGTAGTGCTGAAACCCGGCAGCCAGCAAATCAGTGCAATGCACGTCATCTGAATACCAGTTCAGCGGTGGGAATTTGGCCGTCTCCCAAGCCTCACGCGAGATCCAGGCAAAGATGGGGGAGGGGCACTCCATGGGCATGATGTGATCTTCCCAGGGGTGCTTGAAATAGTACAGATCCTCGCCAAACGGGTTGGACCTGATGTTTTGTGTGGCCCTGGACGCATCACACCTGGCAGCCACCCAGCCCAGCTTGGGCACTTGTTTCCTCAGTAGCATCACGTCATCCATGAGTACTTGGTAGCTTGTGGGCGTGAGCACTATGTCATCATTTGCCACAACGACAGAGTCAAACCCGTCAGCAAAGACCTTGTCAATCACCTCGTTGTAGCACTCGCCAAACGTGGATGGTTGGCCGTAGATCTGGTGATCAGCGTCATGGGCGCCAATGACTGACTCAGGGCCGCGCAAATAGATGGGCACTTGGCTTGCATACTCGCGCACGCTCGTCATCATCATCCGCAAGCACTTGCCCTTGACGGTGGCAACAGCGATTGGAGAGATCAATCCTTGGCCCCGACATTGATCGTGATCAGCGAACCCATGCCAGCAGAACCCATGTCGTTGCCGCTGTACTCGTCTTCGTCCATGTCTTCGCCTTCATCTTCGCCCTCTTCGCTGCCAGCGACCCAGGCGTCACAAGTTCTGCTGGCGGCGCACTTGAAGTCAAAGATCTCGCAGTACCCAAGGTCACCGGCCTCGATCATGGCCCAGGGGTCACCCTCGTCACCAATGCCCTTGGCGATGCAGTCAAGCATCGATTTCTCTTGGTTGAATGCGGAGCAGTTACCGCAAAGACAGGTCTTCGCGTCCTTCTCGCTCACTTCCCAGGCGCTGGCCTTCTTCATCCAAAACTGCTTATTGGGCAGTGCCGGGTTCTCTGGGCCGTAGGCAGCAGAGTTGATGGCCTTGCCACGGTTCTTCAAGTTCACCGTGATGTCTTGAGTGGCCGTGGGGCACTTGGCACCATTGGCCTTCATCATCTGCTCGGCTGCGCGTTCGTAATCTTTTGTTGCCATAGTCTTTCACCACTTTACTTTGTTTGCCCAGTAGGCCGCGGACATCTTGCCCTTGGCAATGTTTTGCGCGTGCCTGGCCTTGAATGCCTCATTCCTCTTGGAACCATCAGGTGACCCAGTCACACCTTGCTGCCCAAACCTGATGAGCTTGACCTCGTCACCAGACTTCGCCAGCACTGCATGACTCTTGGTCTTGTGGCCGGGCGTGCGCTTGGGCGTGTTGTAGCCTGAGAAAGTCTCAGATCCGCGCTTGATCATTTCTTCTTGGCCGTCTTGGCTGCCTGCTTGAAAGCCTTGGCAGTTGGGGCGCCGGGAGTGCCGGGCTTTCGCATCTTCTCTTTGGAGCCAGCCGCGATGCGCTCACGCTTGGCCGCGATGTTGGCATACAAACCCGGCTTCACTTCATGCCCCTGGTCTTCATGTTCTTGGCAGTGCGTGAGCCGCGCATGGGCATCTTGGCCTCTGACATGGCAATCGCAATGGCTTGCTTGGGGTTCTTCACAACCTTGCCGCCCTTGCCAGAGTGCAGGGTTCCAGACTTGAATTCACCCATCACCTTGCCGACTTTCTTTTGCGCTTTGGTCATCTTCATGCTTGCCCTTTCAAAAGTTCCCCAATTATGCAACCCTGGGCAGGTTCCGGCGCAATGGCTGCGACCACTTCCCAGACATGCTCGACCCATACATCCCGACAACAGCGTCAGACGCGAACGTCAAGCAAAACGCATCGGCCCGGTCAGGGGACGGCAGGCCGCGCTTCCTGATCTCGTCTTTCCCCTCAATCTGGATCTTCCCGCTGGACGTGAATGAGTAGCGCACTGTCGCCAGCTCCGCAATCAAAGCCTCATCCTTGGGCATCCGACAGTCACGCGCCTCAAGCCATGCCTTGGCCTTGTGCCACAACTCAGCCTTGAGGTTTCTGTAAGTATTGCCCATGGCCGGTGACTCTGACACATTGATCCCGCGAGCTGGCAGACCCAGTTCTCTGAGCCGGTCAACCACTCCAGCACCCAAACCAATTGAGTCCACCAAGATCTCCGCTGGCCGGGAGCTTGGCATCAAGACTTCCCACTCAGCGACAACGGCACCCGTGAGCTGCATTAAGTCGAGGTTCTTCCACGTCCTGATGGGTTCAGTAACAGCGTTGCCCTGCCGCTTACACAAGGCTGACTTGTCAGAGCCGAACCTGGCAACGTCCAAGCCCCAGACCATCCTGGCGTGTTGGCTGGCCTCAACGTCCCTCTGGCTTGCCATCTCCAGCAGTTCCATGGGAATGACCGTGTCATCATCAGATCTGGGGAATTCACCCAGGACGCGAATGCGGTAAGCGTTGGACTCTTCACCGTAACGCGCCTTCATCTCCTCAATGTACGCCTCGCTCACTTGAGGTGAGTCAGCGCACGCTACCTTCATGGTGACCCAGTCATCAGCAAGCCGGTTGTGGGTGTCGTAGAAGAAACCACTGGACCGCACCGGGTTGCCCAGCAGCAAGGTCACGGCATTGTGTCCAGACATGGAGCCACCCGCGGCCTCAAATACCTGTTCGGGTATACCCGATGCCTCATCCCCTACCAGCATCACGTTGTCGCTGTGCACGCCTTGCAGGGCTTCGGGCTGCTCGGCGCGTGATGTCCTGGCAGAGATAAAGGCTTCAGTCTCTGCACCCTTGACCTCGATGCGGTCTTGCTTGACCTCGAGCTGATCCTGCAAGAGTTGCGGCATGGCCTTGATCCAGCGCTTGAGTTCCGCAAATAGCGCGTCATACAACTGGCTGGAGGTGGGGGCCGTAACGACAATCTTCACCGGGAACCGCAAATGCAAATACCACAGCATGGCCCAGGCACCAGCGGTAGATTTGCCAACCCCGTGGCCGGACCTGACAGAGATGCGGCGGTTGCCCTTGGCAATGTGCATCAGGAATTCTGCTTGCCAAGGGTCAGGCGTGACACCAAGCACTTCTTGCACGAACCTTGCAGGGTTGTTCTTGTAGAGTTTTACAAATTGGACAAACGGGTTCTGGGTGGGGTCGAGAGTTGTCTCAACTTTTTTTATTTTTTTTGGGACGCTGGGCGCGATGGGGGCCGGGGTAGGGGGGTGGGTCATGGTCGGTGTTTGTTAAGGTGCTGCATCAGCCTGCCCCCAGCCGCGAGCGCAAGGGGGGGTCGGCGCGGCCAGCAGGCCAAGGCCAGCACCGGCGCGGCCAGCAGCCTGTGTGCAACTTACACGCGCCTGTGGATTGCTGGTTAGTGACTGCTTGCGCTCGATGCCGCATGTACGCTGGAATCGACTGATCGTTATCAAAAGCCTAATCGCTACATTGTCCATTATGTTAAGTTATTCCATGCCTGCGCCAGTGCTTATGCACAGAAATGGCAGTTATCCACAGGCAATCCCATCTGACCTGTGGATAAGTAGTCACTTATTTGCCCTCGCCTGTGGATAACTCGGCTTCGATGACCTCTGCGTGGCGCAGCGCGTCCATTCGCATCGAGCCGATGTTGATCTGGACCTGCGCCTGTTTGGCCCCGTAGACGCTCGGTTTCCACTTCTCAGCCAGCCACTGGCGCGTCTGGATGCGGACGCGAGCGTGCGCGGCGTGCTCGGGATCGGCGCTGTCCGCTATCGCCAGCGTCTCGCACGCAAGCTCATCGGCGGCCTTGGCGCGCGCACGGGCGATCATATCATCGCGGTCATTTTCCTCGATCCACTTCTCAAGCGCCCTGCGCCCGATCCCAAGCTCATAGCAAATCGCTGAGATCGGCTTGCCGGCCTCAAACATGGCAAAGACCATGTCCTCGGGCAAATCCTCAAGCAGCTCAAGATCCCGCCGCATCTTTGGTCTTCCAGGCATGTTTTTAGCCCTTTCCAAAGGTTTTAACGCGCTCAAGTACCCAAGCCCAGCATCTGGCACAAAGTGCCTTAAATCGCTCGATTTTGTCCATGCTTGAATTTCTCCGCTGTTTTGCTGTCAAACATTTTAGGTTCCTTCGATGGCACTGACAGATCCAGGTCATTAACAAAGTCATCAAAGCCTGTTTCACCTCCCAGCTTTTCCACCTTGACCACCACCGGGTCAAACCTAGCGTACCTGATCTTGGCCTCGACCACTGCCTGGTTGATCTCGGCCTCAATCAGCAGCTCGATCTCCTCCATGGTCCAAACATGCTGCCCGACAACATCTGGCCGGTTCTCCCGATACCAGGTTGCATCTTGCTTGGTGGCGACCACCACCATCAGCTTCCCATCTTTCCCAACATGCTCCACCGCGCCAACCGTTGGCCGCTGTGACACACCGACACCCACTGCCCAAGCCTCGAGCGCCTGGTAAGCCCTGACCATCCCGGCTGCCGACTTCTCGAGCTTCTCGCTATCCCTGGCCTGACAAGCAGACCAGACCCGCTGCTGCTGCTGCCAAAATTTCTCCCGAAACCCAGCATCAACTAAAGTACACAACCTGTCAGTCCCCCATTTCCGATCCTGTTCGACCTTGACCCGGTCAATCTCAGCCAGCCACGATGCCTGCCTGATCTCAAAATCTGTTGCCGGGAAGTCCGGCTTAACGCCACGGCTTGGCATCCGACTTTTGACCTGACCCACTTGGTTCTGCTTTGCGCTCATCTTTTGCCTCCAATCCATTAATCATCAATTCAATAAATACTTTGCCAATTAACACCACACCACATACCACACCACAAACAACCCCTTATAGGGGTGTTTGTGGTGTTTGTGGTATATGTGGCACCACAACCGTACCACATCTGTGGTGTTTGTGGTATTTGTGGTGGATGACATAGTCAACATACACATGACTCACTCATCAACCAATGCGGCCATTTTCCCTGCCTTGAGCAGCGCTTCTGCCTCAAATCCGGTGGTCAGATCCTTGCGGTTTGCCCAAACGCTGTTGTTCCTGATGGTCCCAAAACCACTTTTTATGACATGATCCTTGGCCCTTCCCCAGTACGTTGCAAGGTCTTTTGGCGACACATCGGACCCGATCATGGCCGTGAATTCGGCCTTCCACTGGTCCAAAGTGATGGTGTTTTTGCGCCCCTCTGGCGTGTCCATAATGGAGCCAAAGGTTTTAATTGCAACATTTAGTGACTTCTCAGCAATCTTCTGTTTTGCCCCAATTGGTTTGCCCTTTTGTGGCTTATTTTCTTCGGTGCTGTCCTTCATGTCGCCAACCTCTGACGCCTCAATGACAAGACTGCTGCCGTTTTCCAGGCCCAGATCTGACCTGTCAATCTCCACCTCGATGGCCTCAAACCCGTAGTTCTGGCCGTCCTCGCCGTCCTTTTGCTTGGACATGAGAATCAAACCTTTACGGGTTTGAGGGAACCTGATGATCTCCATCTGGGTGTCCACCGCGCCCAAAAGACTGGAGTGTCCGCGCAACCCTTTTGTCGTGTCCTTGCCAGCGTGGTGCAGCAACATGAGTGAGCACTTGTATCTGTTCTGGATCTTTCCTGTGGCCTGGATGAAGGCGCCCATGTCATCGCTCGAGTTCTCGTTTCCACCGCCAAATGCCCGTGCCAGGGTATCGATCACGATCATGCGCAGTTGAACGCCCAGCTCCTGCACCAGTTCATCGATGGCGACAATGAGTGCCGTGAAGTCTTCCACGCTGGATCTGAGGTTGATCTGCGACCTCACGACATAGACCTGTGCCCCATCTGGCGTGTTGTGGTGCTGCTTGATCGCGGCGATCCTGGCCCCGATACCGCCGTGACCCTCACCTGCTATGTACAAGACCGGCCCAGTGCCGTTGATCTCTTTGCCAAGCCACGGCCTGCCACTTGCAATGCACTCTGCGATGTCCATGGCAATGAATGACTTGAAGCTCGCTGGCGGCCCATACAGGGCCACAAAAGACCTTTCAGGGATCACGTCTTGGACCAACCAATTGACGGGTTCGTCCTTGACTGACTGCCATGACTCAATCTTGAAGGGCTTGTACGTCTTGTCTGTTTCCTGGTGGACATTGCCAGGGTTGGTTGCGTTTGTTGCGTTTGGTGTTGCAGGTGCAACCACTTCTGTTGGCGGAAGCAATCCTTCCGGCATCGTTACATCATCCACTGACGTGATTGGCTGGGCTTGCTTGGCGAGTTCCGCGAGCTGCTGCCGGGTTCCACCGTATTGGTTGACCCACTCCCAGGCATCATCTGTCGGATAAATGACTGGCAGGTCCACGATCCTGAGTGACTTCACGACAGGTGTCAGCGCCGCTGCCACCAACTTTGCATACTTCCAACCCGCCAGATCGTTGTCTGGCAGCATGACCACAGTGGCACCAGCAAAGTACTGGGTGATCTCTTGCGGCCAACTTCCAGAGCCTGAGTGAGCGCTGGTGGCGATGGCGCCGATCTCCACCAGGGCATCGGCTGCCTTTTCACCTTCCACCAGGTAGATGGCGCGTCCAGCAGTCTTTGCGTTCAGCAGCTCGGGGAACCTGTACGGCACGATCCTGCAATCGCCCAGCGAGTAAGACCTTGACCCGTCCTTGTTGATCCTGGCCTGCCTGTAGTCTTTGCCCTTGGCACTTGCTGTCTTGAATCTCTGCTTAACGAACAAGGGTTCACCGTCCTCGTCCACATAGACCCATTCGTGCTCGAGTACTTGCGGCGTGAGTGCTGGCAGTGGCTTGATCGATGCCAATGGATCGCGTTTCTCTATCTCTGGCAGCAGCCCGTAATCCCTGATGGCGTGGAACAACTGATGCTGATCGCACCCAGAATGGCACTTGAAAAGCGGTTTGCCGTCTTCGCCGTCACTGATCGACAAGCTCGGGTTCTTGTCCCCATGCCCTTGTCCATGCGTTGGCAGTGGGCAACTTGCCAACCATCCTTTGCCAACTCTCTTCGCGTTGCCAAGCGCCTTTGCTATTTGTTCGGCTTGCATTGCATCTGCTCCACTTCTTGTATTCTTTTGCCGATCCATGCCATCACGGGCACTGCCATTGAATTGCCCAGTGCCTTGTACCTGGGGCCGTCTGGTGTGGCCTTGCCTTTGGGTTGGATGTCTGTGTAGTTGTCTGGGAAACCTTGCAGGCGCTCGCACTCAACAGGGGTGAGGCGGCGCACGGCCATGCCAACTGATGCCGCAACTTGGTTGTCACCAGCACTAGCCCTTAATGTTGGTGAAAGTCCAAGTTCTGCATCTCCATAACCAAGGCGTTTCATCTTGCCTGGTTTAAATGCGACTGATTGCATCACGATAGGTTCATGTCCATGCGTTTCACGCCTAAGAGTGCCTGACATGTCATGCTCTATGTTCATTACGCTGCCGCCTTGATCCATCAGGCAGATGGGTTGCATCACCGTCGGCCCAGTTCCTGTCCCATCTGATCTGTTGGTCATGGGCACTGCCACTTCGCCAGTAATTGCCCCGTTGTAGAGGTCAGTGCCGACGGGTATGTAAGTCTCATGCTCAGTGGCTGAGTTTCCTGTCCGATCAAAGCCAGCACCACTTGCCCTTAACGTACACATAACCTCTGGCACTGCCACCGCCATCGGGTTCTTGGCTTGCAGGGTCTGCGTCATGCCAACATCTGTTTGAGGTTCTGACATCTGGCCGCTAAATGCGATTGGCTGCGCCACACCTTGAGTGGCATGGGTATCGACTGTGTAGGCTGACCCGTCATCATTCCAACCCTTGCCGTTCTGTGCTTTTTCTCTTGCGGTGATGTCTTGCAAGGCGATGGGTTGGGACTGCATAAGCATATGTGAAGTATCTGAAACACAACCTTCACGGGTAACAATAGTTCCACTTATTTCAGAATCAAAATGTTTGCAATCTTGCAACCCGATCAAGTTACCGACTTGAGCGCCGTCTCCAGAGCCATTGGCAACTTCTTTCCTCTTTTCTCTGCTCGGCGCAGAATCCCCTGACAGGCAGTGGCGCTCAAAAAGAACCGCTGCGGCAGCTCTCCAGTCTCCAAGGTGTCCGACAACAAACACACGTCTGCGTCTTTGGGCCACTCCAAAGTACTGAGCGTCAAGAACTCTGTAGGCGAACCCATACCCGAGTTCCCCCAACGCCCCGAGGAAGGTTCCAAAATCTTTTCCTCCGTTAGATGACAAGACGCCGGGGACGTTTTCCCAAACCAACCATCGGGGGCGATGTTGGTCAGCAATGGCAAGGAATGTGAGCATGAGGTTGCCACGCGGGTCATCCAATCCTTTTCTAAGTCCTGCAACGCTGAATGATTGGCAGGGTGTTCCTCCAACAAGAAGGTCAATTGCTCCAATGTTCCACTCCTTAAATTTGGTCATGTCGCCCACATTGGGCACGTCTGGGTAATGGTGCGCCAGCACCTGCGATGGGAATTTTTCGATCTCTGAGTAGGCCGCTGCCGTCCACCCAAGTGGATGCCAAGCAACTGTTGCGGCCTCAATGCCAGAGCAAACAGACAGGTATCTCAATTTTTCTTCTCCAATTTTTTAATTCTTTGCTCCAATTCGTACACCCGCCGGGCCAACATGAGCACCAGCAGTTGCCAGAATTCTTCTTTTGATTCCATGAGGGAAAAAAAAGCCGGGGACAAAGCCCCGGCCCTTAATTCGTTACGTCTTAGAACAGATCCTCGTCAGAGTGAACGGGAATGGGTGCGGCGTGAGCAGCCTTTGCTGGTGCTGCTGGGGCAGGCGGTGGGAAAGGATCAAACTCATCAACTGGCGGTGTCTGCGCGTCCATGCCTGCTGGCCGTGCGATCCATCCTGTGAGGGTGAAATTCGGGATTCGGGTTGTGCCCTTGCCGATCTTCTCCATGCGGCTGCCGGTGTACTCGACCACTGGCAGCTTGTCAGGGTTTGCAGCACGTTGCTCAGAGCACTGCTTGTAGAGCTGCTCCAAGCCCATATTGGGGCCAACACCGTTGCTGGACCACTCGACAGTGCCCAGTGCCTTGGAATAAAACACGATGGAGAACCCGCGCTTGTGGTTGGCAGTGGGCTGCGGACCCTTCTTGCCCAGGGCTGCATCAGGTTGCCAGTCCCTGACACCAACGCCCAGCTCAAGCCAGCCAGTTGTGACGTTGTCAATGTCAAAGACCACTTTGCCAAGTTGGATCTCTCCATCTTGATTGGTCCAGGCATTGGCCTGGGGGGAAAAACGAATGTAGTTGCCGGAGCCACCACCAGAGGACAGATTTAGCATTTTGCGTTCTCGCTTTCAAGGTTGTGTGTCATTGACACGGTTGGGGGAATGGGATTATTGGGCAATCTCTACGGCACGGCCTAGAGTCAAACCCGATGATTCTTTTGTGGTGAGGTCATCGACCAGGGATTTCTTGTCCTTGCCCAGCAGCTTCTCGGCCACCGCAGGCGTCACCATCTCTGTCAAGACCAGTTTGGACTTGTCAATGCCAGCGTCAGTGAGCGCTTGCAAGGCAGCAGCCTCATCGGTCCATTTGCGCGTTGCACGCTTTGGGACCATCTGCCATCCATGAATTGACTCACCATTCCTGATTCGTTGCACAGCATGATCACGCACAGCGTCAATGAATTTCTCCACCACTGGCGCACGCTCCAAGAAGTCAGCAATCTGCTCAACTGATAGGGTCAGCATGACGGCCTGGATCTGTTCCTTGTCCAGGGTTCTGAGGTCTGGCTTGGCCGCGAGGACCTCAAAGCCTTTGCGTTGGGCCGGGCAAACGATCTTGGCAGGGCAGTACTGGCAGGCAGAGTCACTGGGGTTTGGTTGGGCGTCATCCACAGTGGCCTGGACAATGGCCGGGCGCAAGGTGTTTTGATACCAGTCCCAGAGTTCTTTATACGTCATCGAGTGACTGCGCACGTCACCATGATGGGGCTGGACAATGCGCAACTCAATCTGCCCAGGCGGTGGGATACCGTTCTTTGCGGCTGACCTGATGGCCCCCAAGGCGTAGATCTTGAGCTGGGCAGAGTCAGCATCCACCCAGCCCTTGCCGGTCTTCAGGTCCGACACAATCAACTTGCCAGACCCCAGGCCGACAACGTCAGCGGTCCCGCCCAGCTTGACCTCATCAGTGTCCACAATGGTGACGTACTGCTCAACCCTGACGTGCCCCAGCTCGTCATGGACCCGCTTGATCTCATCAAGGTGGAGCTGGGCATATTCGGTATTTGTCTGTGTCATGGTGATGCCTTCCACCTCCTTGCCGACATAGTCTGCCGGGCTAGACTTGGCCTTAAAGCACAACTCAGCCAGGGCATGGATGGCCGTCCCGATCTGCGCGGCCTCGCCAGAGGGTTGTTCTGGGATACCAACAGACAACTTAACGCTGGCCGGGCAGGCGATCCAACGTGACGCTGCTGACGGTCTGAGGATTATTTTTTGTTCCATGATTCTCTTTCTGCATCCTGTTCGTTGATGATCGTTGTGTAGATGAGCTGGCGCACCTCGTTGCTCACTGCGTGCCCCAGATCCTCGGGACTGAGCATTCGGGCCATGAGCAAAGTCTTGTCCTGATTTGCGCGTCTGGCCTTCTCGAGTTCCTGAGTGAGCCAGACGATCTGGTCACGCATTGCCTTGCGTTCTGCGTCATCCATATCAGTCTCCACAAAAGCACGCAATGGCTTCTTCATTGGGGTCAAACATATCAATCTGTTCTGATGCAAATTGCATCATGGCTGAGTAGGATGGACGGTCGGAACGAAACACCGCACCGCTTGGCTTGGACGCCAACGCCAACGCCAACGCCTCCATTTTTGCCCACCAAATGCCGCGCTCTGGCTTTTCCGCAATCAGAGATAGCACCTGTGCGCCACCCTTTAAAAAGCAAAGATCGCAATTGCCGTGCATGGTCACGCCATTCATGTTTGGCAGCTCGAGGTCAAATGGTTGTGATCTCCAGAAATCCCCAACAGTCTCCTTGGTCACGCCAGCAGTCACCAGCGGAATCCTTGACTTGTCCTTGATCTTTGCGGCACGTCTTTGCTCGTCTGCTCTCATGCCAATCCAGTCCATCTCTTCGTTATGGTCCCAGCCAAGTGACTTGAGGTATTTATGGATCGGCCTGATCTTCAACTCTGCCGTGCAAAATCGAGTGACGGGGTTCGGCAAATACTGACGTTTGCGGATCAGTGCCTCAAAGGGTTCGCCATTCCGGCTGGCCGTTTCAAATGTGACACGCACAAAAGATGGGTCCGCATCTCTGTACTCAACCCAATGGATCTCCACACTCCACTCGTCAGCGCAGCGCTGCACAAACCTTAAGGTGGCCTCGTCCTCTTTGCCTGTGTTAGCAAAGCACACAATGGCCTCCTCTGGCAGTTTCCCGCCATGCTCTTGCAGCACTCGCCAAAGCATGTACGCGCTGGTCCTGCCACCGCTAAAGCTGATGCAGGTGGGTTCGGTAATCCGAAAGGGATTAGCCATGCTTACGCCCCCAATGTGCGATGAGTGCAGCGTCAGCCCGGCCATCGTCCTTGACGCGCTTGAAGAAATATTCGTAATTGGGAAACAACTCCATGGCCCTGGCCCGGCTGGCATCCTTGCCAGGGCTGCGCCCAATGGCACGGGTCCAAGTGGCAGGGGCCACAAAGGTGACTGGCATCTTGAGCGCTGCCAAGATCCCCTCAATCATCCCGAATGAACGGCCAAAGCTAAAAACGCTGGTTACCCCCTGCCCACTGACAGCACCCACGCGCTCGCAGTAAACATGGCAGTCTTTGCCTGCGTACAGGTTCAGCAGCTCGGCCAGCTCATTTGCTGACACCTGCCGCTTGGCCTTGCCGTTGCGGTCCACCGTCATGGTGGGCATGTCATGGATCTGGAGCGATGTCTGCAATGGTTCCTCAGTGAGCACCGCGATGGCGCCAGACAGACCAGGGTCGATGCCTATGTGCCTCATTGGTTGGCCTCGTCCATGGCTTTGTTGAGCACTTCAAGGCGTGCCGCTACCATGGCATCCACGACCTGATTGAGGCGCACTACAGAGGCATAGAGTGGCTTGGTGCGGCCACTAAGCCAGCGACTGGCTTGACTCTGGTCGATCTCTGCGACACGGCAGACATCGGCCATTGAGTACCCGGCGGCACTGGCCTTTGCCATCACGTCTTTGATTGGGTTGTTGGTTGTTTTCATGGCTTGGATGTTAACCCCAATTTGACAACTTGTGCAAGCCAGTGAAAAAATGGGGGCCAGACAGTGATGCCAGGCCCCCTAAATGGCAACCGCAACGGGTGGAGTTCCCGGTGCAATCAGCGGGAGGATGAACCCGCCAGGGTCATTGTATGGGGTTAATAGTTGACTAACTTGTATGGGATTTGACAAGATGGTCAAGTGTGGTAGGATCAAGTCCTCAATTACTTAAACAGGAGAAACGAAATGAAAGCAACCTACAACGCATATGTGGCCTCTGATCTGTATCAAGCAGGCATTTCCTGCGATGGTCATCCTTTTATTGCTGAGAAGTATTATGTTTTGATTGAAAACGCTGCTGGCCGCCGTTTTCGTCATAACAAGTCTTTCGCTGGTGTTGAGGTGATTCAGTGTGAAGAAACTGGAGAGACAGGATTCCAAGATCTGCGCAATAAAGTTATGGCAACTGTTGAAGATCTGGCCGCCAAGGTCAACGCCACCCTGGCCGCTGGTAAGCCTTTGACAGCAGCCTGCTGGTCTGAAGTCGATCCTGCTTATGGTTCTGATGCTTACGTCAGCCAGGGTACTGAGGCCCAGCGTTGTTTTGCAGAGCAAGCAGCGTAAACCAACCGGGGCCACGGCCCCAACTTCAAGGACCACCATGTACTCGGAAGATTACCAAGAGTGGCGGTGGGGACAGATCCTCACTGGCCGCAAAGACTACAACCCTGATGACCAACCCTTAACTGATGAGGATGAAGATGCCCAGACCCAAGAGTGAGATGACCAGCGTGGCCGTCACGGTCAGCGCCAGGCTGATCCCGGCGCACTTTGCTGAGTGGAAGCGCCTGGGCGGTGTCAACTGGCTGCGCCAGCATTTGCGTGAGTCAATTCAAAAACGTAAGGAGCAAGAAAATGAGCGCATTTAAATTCGGTTTTTTCCTCGTCTGTTTCCTGCCCTTCATTGGGTTCCTGTGCCGGGTGGCCGTGGAGCTTTTT